CGCTAAAAGCAGAAGTCAGACGAATTCGCACGTTTAAAAAATTTCTTGATCCTGTTAATTTTGGTCCTCAATTAATTTTGACAGAAAACGACGACTTGCTTGTTACTCAGCAAAACGCTAATTTTATTATCGGCGTTAGCGGCAATGACACTGCAGACCCAGACGCAAAGTCTGTTGAAACGTGGTATATCGATCGTGTTGCCTCAGAAAATCTGCAATTTGTTGAGTTTGAGCTAACAGCAAGGCTTGATTTGATAAACCTTCAGTTGCCAAGGCGCGTTGTCAATGAGTTCTGTCCCTGGAAGTACAGAGGCACAGAATGCGGTTACAACGGATCTAACTTTTTTGATGTGCATGATGACCGAACGTTTGAAGCAAATGACGTTTGCGGTAAACGCTTAAGCAGTTGCAGGGCAAGGTTCCCAGACGATAAAGGTGACGGTGCTGAGGCAATTCCGTTTGGAGGCTTTGTTGGAGCAAGACTTCAGGCTTGATGCGATAAAACACGCACAGGCTGAAATGCCGCGTGAAGCTGTTGGATTAGTTGTTGATGGGGCGTATTGGCCGTGCAAGAACATTGCTGACGTTCCGCAAAAGCACTTTGTGCTTGACCCGCACGATTACGCAGCGGCCACGTTTGCTGGGAAGATTGAAGCAATTGTGCATTCTCACCCAGAGGGGACGCCACCAAGCGAGTGTGATCGCAGGGCATGTAAGCAAAGTAAACTGACTTGGTACGTGTATTCCGTGCCAGATAATTTATGGTCAACTATTCACCCTTGATAGGTAGGGAATTCGTGTATGGGACGCAGGATTGCTATAGCTTGCTGCGTGATTACTATGCGTTGCGTGGCATTGACTTTCCTGACTTTGAAAGACCTAAAAATTTAGAGTCGACCGATAGCATTTTTTTTCGTCACGCCAAGACGCTTGGTTTTGTGCTTGTAGATTTTGACGATCGAGAAGAGGGCGATGTACTAATTATGCGGCTAGGCACTAGAACGCCAATGCACGCAGCGATTTATCTAGCTGGCGATCGAATTTTGCACCAGCGCATGAACAGCATCAGTGCGGTGGAACCATTTGGGCGGTACTATAGGCAGAGCGTTGCCGCCGTCTATCGCTATGCAACTGGTGATGTTAGCCGGTGAGCTGGGCGAAAAATACGGCACACAACACGAGTATTACAACCTAAGGACACCAGCAGACGCGATAAAACTGCTGTGCGTGAATCACCCTGGCTTTCAGCGGGATTTGGTGACCGCGCACGAAAACGGGATTGGCTACAAGCTGATCCAATCTGGTGCGGCAATGGGATATGACGAATTGCATTTGCCGTTTGGCAGCAAGCCAATGATGCTTGTGCCGGTGATTAGCGGCAGTGGCGGCTCAACAGGTCAGATTTTGGCTGGAGTTGGTTTAGTTGCGGCTGCCATTATCCTCGGCCCAGCTGCTGGCGGTTTCTTAGGGCTTGGGGCTGGATTAGCAGGCACTGGAGGTGTAGCAGGTGCAACTGCTGCAGGAATTATTGGTGGGGCTGCTGCAACAGCTGTTGGCGCAATTGGGGCAAGCATGATTCTTGGCGGCGTGGCTCAGTTGATTTCGCCGCAGCCAGAAGTACCAAAACTTAGTTCGAATCGCTTTGATGGTGGCACAAACGTAGGTGGTGCCGGGCCACAAGGCGTAACTCGTGGTGCGGATGGCCAGCAATCCTATGGGTTTACAGGGCCTGCAAATACTGTTGGAACGGGTGCAACTGTGCCTGTAATTTATGGAGAAGTTATTACTGGTGGGCACCTGTTAGCGGTAAACCTTGAAGTGACTGACGAGTCAGACCGTTTAGCAAAAGCAATTACTCGTCCAGACGTGCGTGAGACGACTATCAATAGCGAGCGAATTACTAGAGACATTAAATCTGCTGGTGGTTTAAAAGTAAGGCGATTACCAAGCCGTTTTGATATAAAAACCAACGATAGGGACAAGAAAATAAGAATCGATCAAGGCTTTGGCCCAGGTGAAGGCAAGTCGTTGAGTGTTGGAAAAATAATTACAACAGGCAGTGACACTGATTTAAGGTATAACAAAGGCGACAACAAGCGTGAAAGAGTTGACGTTATTTTCAAGCTTGAAAACGGTTTGTCCGACAACGTGTCAGGCCCAAGTTCTACAAAAATACCTGGCTTTATTACATACGAGGTTAGGTTAACTTTGAGGCGAAGTGGTGCAGATGCACTTGCCGCAACAGCCCGCACAACTGTGCAAGGGCTTTTTAACCCAAATCAAAGTTTAGTTTACGGTCAACGTTTAGAATTACCAAAGGTAAAAAATAGCAGTGTCAGGGGGATTACCGTAGACGTTGAAATTATTGACGCTGAAGCAATCGACCGGACGACTTTTGCTGTTATCGGCTACGGCTACGACCTTCTTTAAAAATGGCTCTTAACTCCACAACCAACCTTCACGTCGTTGACCTGATCAGCGAAGGACCTATCGAAGGTCTTTCGACACAAAACCGGCAAAGCATATTTTTAGACGAAACGCGAGTACCAGGCAAAAACCAGGGCACGTACGACTTTGCGATGCGCCTTGGAACACCTAAGCAATTGCCTTTTGGTGATCAAACTGCGTTTAAGGATAACGTTTCATCCTTAGTTGATGTTGGAGTCCAGGTTGGCGCAAACTACAGCGAAGTCTTAAATGTAAACAATCAAGTTAAGAAAAGAGATTATGGGGAAGGTGATGTTGTTCGTACCATTACAGATACAGAAGTAGACTCTGTGCAGCTGGTATTTACAGTGCCCAAGCTGTATTGCCAAGGAATGGAAGGGCTTGCGAAGGGTCAGCTATTTTTTGCACAAATAAAGTTTCAAGTTGCGATCCAAGCAAAAGGTAGAGGATATGAGCCAGTTGATTTATTAGATGCTGACGGGGTTGAAACCGGCAACAATATAATAAAAGGAATTTCCACGTCAAACTATCAGGTAAAAACTAGCGAGATTAAGTTAGACGGCGAAGGGCCTTGGAACATCAGGGTAAGAAAGAAATCTTTTAGGCCAAAAGAAAGTGCGTTTGAAGTCCAAAAAGAAGACTTTGAGGACATTTCAGAAAAGACTCCTCTTGCAAACACTCGTGCTGACACTTTAATCTGGAACTCAATTATTGAGATTAAAAATGTTAAGGTAAATTATGCAAACACGGCCTGTATTGCTTCAAGCATTGATGCAGAGCTTTTTAACACGTTGCCTAAGCGTGCATATCAAGTACGTGGCTTAAAAATTAAGATTCCAAGCAACGCCACACCTCGTTCAGATGGGAGTTTGGACTACAAAACTGATATTCCCTTCGACGGTCAGTTGCGAGACGGGTTGCATTGGACAACATGCCCTGTTTGCTGTTTCTACGACATGCTTACCAACTCTCGATATGGAGCGGGAGACTTTATTGATACCAACAATGTTAGCTGGATTGATTTAATTGAGCTGTCCAAGTATTGCAATGAGCTGATCCCTAAAGACCCTTTTAATCCTGGTGAAGGGGAAGAGCCAAGGTTTGCAATTAACACTGTGATTGGTTCACGGGCTGATGCGTATAGCGTCTTACAAGATCTTGCGAGTGTATTTCGCGGGATGGTCTACTGGAAAGCTGACACCGTACAAGTTGCGGCAGACCATGGAAATATTGACGGCAGTGCTCTTGACCCTATTCATGTTTTTAACAATTCAAGTGTTGTTGGCGGCGGGTTTGAATACAGCGGATCGTCCCTTAAAACACGTAGCTCGCGTGTAACTGTTAGGTATAACGATCCAGACAATTTCTATAAGCCAAATTCTGTAATTATCGAAAATCAAAGCTTGATTGCTAAGTATGGGGTGCAAGAGCGTGATGTAGTCGCGTTTGGCTGCACATCAAAGCATCAAGCTCAACGCATGGGACGGTGGATTCTTGCTTCAGAAGAAACTGAAGGCAACGTTGTTTCGTTCTCTGTTGGTTTAGAGGGTCTTGCTGTATTGCCTGGACAGATTTTTGCGGTGTCGGACGCAATGCGTCAAGGCGCTCGATTAGCAGGCCGTGTTTCTGCTGCAGAGCTTGATCATATTATTGGCGATCAAACGATTGCGTTGCCTGGCGGAAGTAACAACGTAGTGACTGTTGTGCTGGCTGATGGAACGGTTGAGGCAAAAGCGATCAGCAGCGTTCTTGGTAGTCGGATTAATGTTTCTAGCCCCTTTTCCCAGGTACCGGCTGATGATGCTGTCTACACAATTACAAATAGCAGTGTTGAGAATCAAAAGTTTCGCTGTCTTTCGGTAGGGGAAGGGGAGAATGGTATTTATTCAATTACTGGCGTTCAGCATGTAGATAACGTCTACAACGTTGTAGAAGGCAAGGACTCACGGCTTGATTTTGCTGATATTTCGCTATTTGACGAAAAGCCTGAGCCACCAGAAGATCTGCAAATTACGTTTTCTGAAATTAGTCAAAATGACCT